TGCAGAGGGTGGATTTGAACCACCGACCTTCGGGTTATGAGGAATTCGTGCACCTAAGTAGCCATTAAGCTACAAAAATATATAATAGCTTTATGCAAGTAAAATATACTCCATACTTTGAAAAATGGTATAAGAATTTATCGGATTATAAAGCCAAAGCTTCGATTTTGCGTCGTATCGACAAAATAAAAAATGAGAACTATTTTGGCGATTATAAATCCTTAACTAATGCTACTGATATATATGAGCTTAGAATTTTTATTTCAGGCGGCATTAGAATTTATTTTACTTTCAAAGGCGATACTTTGATTATTTTGCTTTGTGGCGGCGACAAATCCACTCAAGCGCGTGATATTGAAAGAGCTAAGGAAATTTTAAAGGAGCTATAATGGAACTAAAAACTTTTGAATTGTCTGATTTTTTAGATAATGACGATGTAAGAAAAGAATATTTAAACAAAGTTTTAGCTGACGGCGATTTAGAGGAGCTTAAAAGAGCTCTTTTGTATATTTCAAAAAGCTATGGCGTTGAAAAAATAGCTAAAAAGGCTAATCTTAATAGAGAGAGCTTTTATAAAATTTTTAAACCCAATTCCAAGCCTAGATTTGAGACGATCTCTAAAATACTTCGCGCCTTTGATATGAATTTAAGCGTTTCTGCTTAAATATTTAGTCTGCTAGCTTAAAGTTTAATGGGATTTAATCGAACATAGGCATTGTTATATATTCTATTTCGTTTTGATTTTCTTTGACGTATAATTCTACGGCTTTTTTGGTATTTTCATTAGAGGTTATAAACATTTTTCTGATTTTTCTATTTTTTAAAAACATTGCATTTTTATTTACATATATATGACAATCGCCTATAAACGCTCTTATATCTTTTTGTTCTATCGGCTGATTCCAATTTTTACATTGTATTAAAATCGTTTCTTGATTTTTATGACATATGACGTCTATGCCTCCGTCTTTTTTGCCATTGTTTAAGCCGTTCATATAAATTTTATATCCTTCTTTTTTGAAATATTTTGCTATATAAAATTCATAGTCCGTGCCTTTTTTATGTTTTGATATCATTTTTTGTTTTGTTATATTTTCAATTTTTATTTGTTTATAAATTTCATAGAGATCGGTTTGCTTATCTTGCTCTACTAAATTTTTATTTTCTTGTATGTATTTATTGTGTTGTTCTTGCTGTTTTGTTCTTTTATAATTTGTAATTGTATAATTTCCTATTTTTGTGTTTTTTTCTGTATTCAATGTTGAAAATAATATTAAAATAATAAAAGCGCATATTGCTGCCAAAATTAAAAATATCATTACTTATCGATTTCTTTTTTGAGAATTCTTGCTTTTATATCGCTTAAATAAAATTCTTTTTCTATTTTACTTAAATTCTTAAAGTATTTTAGTAATTCATCTTCTATTGTTTCTTGTCCTTTATTATCAAAATGCTCTTTTTTGTAGTTCATCACAATGTTATATAAATATTCTTTTTCTTTTTTCCAATTATATAAAGTAGGTTCTGAAATTTTTAAAATTTCACAAAAATCTTTGTTATTCATCTTGACAATCTTTTAGTTTTATTGTAAAATACTAAAATAATTTAAGTTATATTGTTTATAATTTAAAATATTAAAGCGATGAATTATAGCGATATATTTCTTAAATTTCAGACCCGAGCACGTCTTTAAACTGCTTGGGGGTGGTTATAAGCTCCGCCCCCGTTAAATCTAAAAGCTTGACGAAATTTTCCTTAAAGGAGCTTTATTATGATTACCTACCTTATCGGGCTTGTTGACGAAGTTCGCCCCGTCAAGAATACAAATCGTCAAACTGGCGAAATTACTCAAACGCTTGAAGTTACCGTTACTTACTCTTCTCACGATCTTGAGGGCTACAAGGTCAAAGATACTGAAATTTTACGTTTGCCTATTACCGATCGCGAAAAATGGCAAGGTTTTAAGGATAGATTTGTCGGAATTCCGTATCGCTTTATTTCTGCCGGGCAACGCGGGAATTTTCTTATCGTCGCTGATGATATCCAGATAGAAACTTTTGACAAGTCTCCTTTTGCGGCTTCTGCTGTTCCTGCGACGGCGGCTTCTAAAAAATAGAACTTTTAAAAGGTTCTGACCTAGGCAAGTCAAAAAACTACTAGGGCGGTTATGGTTTTCAATTCCTTTTCCGCCCGCACTAAAACCTAGAAAACATATAAAAGCTTCGCTTATGAGTTTTTATGTGTCTTTTAGGCGCAAATTTTAAAAAGAGGAGCTTGTTATGGGATTTGCAAGTAGAGTTAAAACGTTTTTGCAAACTTCAAAAGCTAGGGTTCTAGGTGTCGTTGCTGCGGCTTCGATTGTCTGCGTGGATACTGCTTCCGCTGCCGTCACTTTCTCGAAAGACAATGGCTTTACGGGAGATTTCGATCTTACGTATTTTTATTCTGCTATCGGTATCATCGTTACCGCGATAGCTATCGTCGCCGCGATCGGCTTGGCTTTGCGTCAGTTCCGCCGTATCTAGGCAAATTCGCTCCCTGCTTTGCGGGGAGTATCTCGAAAGGGTATAGCCTTATGGTCGTGTCGTTTGATTTGTCCTCGCTTATTTTGGCGTGTCAAACGTTGCTCGGTGCTTTTGCCGCTACGCTTTTTGTTTCAAAGGCGGTTTTGCTAGGCATAGAAGCTTTTAGGCGCGCATAGGGAGTTTAGAAAATGCTTTCGATAGATGTCACAGAACTTGGAATTAGCGCTGAAACTTTAAACGCTCTATTTGCCCTAAGCGCTGTGTTTATTGGCTTCGCATTGCTCTTATTCGTCGTTTTAATGTGTGCGAAAATTTCAGGCTGAAAAATGGGCTCGGTTTTAAACGTTACGGGTGTAGCTAGTTTCGATTTGTTTTTTAGCATATTCGTTTATATCGTTATCGCGCTTGTTCCTGTAATGCTAGCGGTTTGTGTTCTCACAACTAAGTTTTTTAGGTAAGAATTTCGGCTACACGCGCGAATTATTTTTTAAAAATTGTTCTACGATTTTTAAAAAATAATGTTTCGCACGCGTGTAGCTCACGCCTCCAAGGCGTGTGTCGCGTAGCGTTTAGGTCTATTTGACCGCTTTTATTCATCTGAAAGGAATTGAAATGCTTAAATTTAAAGCTTTTTTATTATTGTTGCTTTCGTTTTGCTTCCTTTCCGCTGATGATAACCCCCTCATTCCGTTTAAAAATGCTTTCGATTATTTTTCTACTGCCGAGCCCGATATTCCATCTACTAGCCGTTTTTATGAGCCTACTTCCGATAAGGTTTCTCCCGCTACTTTTAGTTTTCTAAAATCTGATAATGGTCTTGCCTATTATGACGTTGGCAGCGGTATATATAAACTATCTGACCCCGTAAAAAAAATGATATATACAAATGATGATCGTAAAGATGTCCCTCGTTTTAGTTTTGTTTCTGGCAACTCTTTTTATTCTTATGAGTATGCTTTACCTGCTGTTTATACTTTTAAAAATGGCGTCGATTATTACACACTCGATAAAAGTAAAGTTCCTGGCAATGTTAGTTTTGATACTTTTAAAAGCGCTGTTTATACCAGTTATTCTATTGTTTCTACTCTTAAATCTTGTCCTGAGGGAAGTAATTTTAATACCTCTACCGAGCAGTGCCAGGTTTGTTTTCAAGGTGAAGTTTGGGACAAATCACAAAACAAGTGCATAACCGGTTGCCCTGCGGGTAAAATTTATGATCCTGATCGTAAAACTTGCGATGAAATTATTTGTGCTGCTCCCGAGGTTTTGGACAAGCTAACTAATACCTGCAAGCCTTGCTCTGAAAATACTCAATATGATTCTGAAACAAAATCTTGCGTATGCAAAAGTGGCACTTTCAATTTTGAAAATCGATGTGTTTCTACTTGCGCTGATTTTGAGATATTGCAGCAGCGTTTTAATTGCGTTTGCTCCCACGGCGAGGGCGATAAAAAAATTAAGGTTACTCAATCTAGCGGTAAAGTTTCGGGTAAATTTGAGGGTTTTTACGATAAGAATGATATTATAGTTGGTACCAATCAAAGCCCCGATACTGTTGTCTCTAATTATTCTTGTGTCGCAAAATGCACCGTCGGTATTATTCGAGTTAATAAAAGCGCTGCTGGCGATGCTATGTGCTCTGGCTTAAATCTTGATGATTTCACTCAGATTGATTTGGACGCCCTGGATAAAAGTATGTCAAATCCTGATAGTGCTAAGACTGATAAAGAAAAAGAGGAAGATAAAAATAAGGACAAGGATAAAGATAAAGGTGGCGGTTCTGGTAAAGGCGATAGTAAGGGTGATGGTTCTACTACCGGTGATGATAATTCAAAGGGTTCTAGTGGCAATATCACTATAGGGGATAATAACAAAACTAAAAACCCTGATAAGCCGGGCTCTAATCATTCTAAAGATGATCCCAATAATAATGGTAAGGGTAAGGACGATGGTAGTAAAGGCGATAAGGGTCATAGTGGTAGCGGTAATAACAATAGTAGTTCTGGTATTTCTAATGTTGATTTAGGTATTGGCGATAGCGATAATACGGATTATTTTGCTGAGTTCGATGATATTATTAGTAAGGGTGATTCTATTATGAATGATTTTAAAGAGTTATCTAATTTTTTATCTACCGGTAATGCTATAGCAAAACTTAATAGTCCTTCTGTTCCTAAATCTTGCCCTGTTACTCGTAAATTTAGCGGTACTAATATTAAGACTATAAATGTTACTTGGGATTTATGTGCGATTTTAGCGCCTATGCGTGATCCGTTATATTTTATGTTTTATTTAGCCTTTTTTGTTTCTTTTGCCTGGTGTGCTTATAAAATTTTATTAAATACTTTTAAGGGAGTTTGATTTATGCCTGCTTTTATTGGTTTTCTTTTGGGTGGTTTTGCTGATGGTTTAATAAAATTTTTTAATTTATTTTCTAAGAATTGGACTATTTCTAAAGTTCGCGTCTACTTTGTTGTTTATTGGGGGCTTTTTCTTTCCTTTCTTGCTTTAGTTTATAAGCTTATTTCTAATGTTATGTCTTTTACTAATAGTGCTATTAATGAGGTAAATAGTGCCATAGTCAATCCAAATGGCGAGCTTTTGAATGTTGCTTTCGCAGTTTTAAAAACTATTGGCTTTTTTGAGGCTCTTGCCTCTACTTTTAATAATTTTGTTCCGTTTCTTGGTATGGTTTTAGAGCTTTATATCGCTAAAATTTCTGTTCAGAAAGCTTGGCAATCTTATTTAGCTTCTTATCATATTGCTACTTTATATACCACTAACTCTGCTTCAAAAAATGGCAATAGGTTTTTTAAGAAAAAATGAGCTTAACATATATTGTCGGCAATCCCGGTTCTGGTAAAACTTATTTTGCTGTTAATAAGCTTTATGAATATTTTATTCGTCAGCCTAAGCCGACTTTTTTAGATCCGCATCCAAAGAGCAATAAGAAAAACTATCGTTGTGCCTATACGAATATTAATGAATTTGATTTTTCTAAGTCTGATAAAATTAAAAAACTTGATATTGATGAATTTAAAGCCAATCTTTCCGTTCTTTATTCTTACTACAAATCAAAGGTAGATGATACCGAGCTTATAAAACACACAAAGGAGCTAAATTTATGTAATGTTTTGATCGTAATCGACGAATGTCATTCAACGATTTTCAGTCATAAAGGTGATAAAATTTTGATTTGGTGGCTTACCTATCATCGCCATTTGTATCAAGATATTTATTTAATCACTCAAAATTTAAGCCTTGTCGATAGTGCTTATAAAAAGATTGCAGAATTTTTTTATAAAGCCGTTGACGGCTCTAAACGTCTTTTTTCTAGGCGTTTTAAGTATGTTCAGTTCAATAGTCCTACAATGTATCAAAAGCGTGATATCGTTGTCGGCGGCGGTGTTAGTTTAAAATTTAATCCCGAGGTGTATAAACTCTATCATAGCGGAAACGACACTAAGCATAAAAGTTATCTTAAGTATTATTTTTTAGTTTCATTTTTTCTTATCGTTATTATCATTGTTTTATTTTCGTTTTTCAAAGATTATTTTACTCCCTCTACTTCTGATAAAAATTCTGTTTCCGCTTCTAAATCTATTCCGATCCAAAATTCTTTTAAAACTCCTGCTTCTGTTTCAGCCCCTGATGTAAATACTTCTATTTCTCAAATTCAATATTTTTACGAAATTCATTGCGTTTATAATGATTGCAAGATTGAGGGCTATTTTCCGTTTAGCTATAAGTTTTTTATGGCTTCTATATCTCAAACTGAGCCTTTGTTTATTGAGTATAGAGATGATAGCAAAGGCTTTTTGAGAATTTTTGCTTATTTTGATAAGCCTATTTTTGAAAAGTTAAAAAAGGAATTGAAAAATGAAAAAGATAATTTTAGTTCTGGTTCTGTCGTTAAGTCAGCTTTTGGCAAGTGAGGTTAAGTTAAATTTATTAGAATTTGCCAATCTTGCTAGTGTAAATTCAAATACTGATATTCTTATATCGGACGATATTAATCCTAATGAGTTTTATTTTTATACAAATAAGGGCTCTCGCGTTTCTATATCACATTTTCGTAAGGCGATAGAGATTAAGGGGCTTAGACTCGTGCGAAATAGTGATTTTTACTACGTGGAAAATAAGGCTCTCGATAATAATGGCACTTTGACCCCTAAAGCTAAGCTTCGCTATTTGGAGCTTAAGAATAATACCTTTGACGATGTGTCTAAGATTATTAAATCGACTACCGATTCAAATGATTTTAATTCTACTTCGTCTAAGGTCGAATATATAAAATCTACTAATTCTGTTGTTTTTAAGGCTAATGACGACGATTATAGCGATATTATCGACTTTGCGCAGCGCTCTGATAAAAGGCTTGAGCAGGTAAATTTTAAGCTTACTATTTTAGAAACCAATCTCAATAATGCCGAAAATATAGGCACAAATCTAAATTCTCTTGCCGATGTTGTAACCCGCGCCGACTTTAATTACTTTGTAAATTTGATAACTATGCCTTACACTGCCGAAACTAACGTTGTCAGAGACAAGAAAAAAGGATTTTATGGAGTTTTAAATTTACTTGTTAAAAATGATGTTACTTCCGTTAAGCAATCGCCTTATTTAGTTGCCAAAAATGGCACTCCCGTTTATTTCTCATCTGTTAGGAATATTCCTTATCTTAAAAATACTTCTACCTATTCCAATGCTTCTACTACTACGCAAAACACTTATGATTATCGCGATGTAGGCTTAAAAGTTTCTATTACTCCAACTATATTGAAAGACCATATTGATTTTGATTTAGATCTTGTCGTTGAGGATATTTTAGATGAAACAACTTTGACGCCTCAAACGTCAAAGAAAGAGTTAAAATCTAATTACTCGATTAACAAGGGCGAAATTTTAGTATTAAGTGGGATCAATAAAGAAACGGCTTACGAGTATCGCAATGGCGTTCCGCTTTTAAAAGATATCCCGATTATTCAGTATTTGTTTTCAATCAAACAAAAGGTTATCCAGAAGTCCGTTATTACGCTTACAATCGAAGCGTTTTAATGAGGCGGGTGCACGCCTAGCGAGGCGCTCCGCGCCG